AGGTAAATATGATGACGATTTTGCTCGTCGTAAGAGCATTAAGGGCGTTTGCCATACTAGTAGCGTTTGTGGCATTGCCATATACATCATAAGTCGCGGCGGAAATGATGGAGAGATCCGATCTATTGACAACAATCACGTTGTATGACCGGCCGCCCTGAAAAATCAGTGTTCCTGTATCGTCCCATACCCCCCGGTCAGAGGCATAGGTCGAGGAATTACCCTTAGCAATGATGTGATAGATGCTCGGCCGGTCTGTTATCCCTGTCCAAGTTGCAACTCCCGACGCATATTGAGAGAGCGTTGAGTACAAGTCAGACGCGGCGGCATAATACGCCTTCCATACGGCTTTGAATGCAGTTCGGGTAATAGTTCCCGCGTTCAGCGTGGTCGTAGTGGTGAGATTGCTCAACACTCCAGGCGAAACGAAAAGCACGTCATATAAAGCATTGTAAGCACTGACGAGCGCTGTGCGGCTTATCCCCATCTCTCCGGCCATTACATAGAGCTTACCGTCCGTCGGATTTGCCTCGGCTACGATGTAATCCCAATCCGAGTCCGCCTTCCTCTTTTCTGCAGGCGTCAACTTTCCGTCAGCGGCCATATCCGTAATATCATTCATTGCTGAATCGGCCGCAGCCTGTGCCGCGCTTGATAAGGCAACGAGATCCTCGGGTGCGGGGGTCCAATTCGTTGCTGTATTGCCGTATTCCAACTTGGGATGCCAGATGAGAAAGGATTTATTGGCCGGCCACCGGATGTCAAACCATAAAGGACTCCCGGTTGGAGTCACATTCATTATTCCGGGTAAAAACTGCCAGGTAGTAGTCAGATTATAACCTAGACCGTACCCATCATTCACATCAGTGCTTATTGCCAGGGTTCCAGTTTCAGTTTTTAGCCATGCCCCGAAAGTAAGTGCCCCCCCCTGGTTCATGAGTGAGGACCACCGAACGAGACCCGATACGCTGGGAGATGTTAACCGGATAGCCGTGGCCGTTCCGTCCGGCGCCCCCGCAATACCCGTTGTAATTGATCCACCAGTAGGTAATTCCGCAGATGACAAGGTGTCGGAATTGGGTAGAATATTTCGGCCACCCACCACAACCTGTGAATTATCAATTGCCGTGGTAACCGTTGCCGTGATGACAACTGATGCCGTCCCGGCTCTCCCCCCCGCAAATTTGTCCCGTGGAACAACTGAAACGTAATAAGATGCTGGTACTGTGACAGTGTTGACTGGCACAAACGTTTTCCGGGCTGACGCATCGGCATGCAAAGCAACCACCACGGGTGGATTTACCGTGTCTACCCTTATATCAAATCCATCAAGGTCGGTGTCCGTCGGCGCATAGGTCGACCAATCGAGAATAAACCCGGTGGGACTCACCGTGGCCGTTGGCGTTATGGCCACCATGGAAGGAGTGGCATTTGTGAATACAACCTCTCCAGCGGTGCCGGAAGCGTCGTAAATATCCCGAGCTGAAATCAGGACCATGAAAGAGGCTCTGGCCGATCCGGCGCTATCTTTTATATTTTTCTCGAAGGTATAGACATAGGATTCATCCCGAACGTATTCCGTCCGCAGAAGGGTTGCCCCCGTCGAATCCAGAATTTCAACCTTGTAATCCTTGAATCTGAATTCCGGCAGGTAATCACTTCCCCATACCCGGTCCCATACTATTTCCACATTGACCCCGTTGAAAGTGGTTCCGCCGCCTTTGAGCGCAATATTATTGACGATCTCCGGAGCGGTGTTGGGATCAATGATGACAACGACATCGGCCTCGACATATGCTCCCGAGGTCGGGCCAGTAGATTTCACCCGGAAAGAGTATGTGCCCGGAGCAATCCCTTTGTACTCAAAGGATGGCTCGTCCGTCCTACCGAGTTCCTGCCACCCACCGTCGGGAGGAAGCATTTCGATGACGTATCCGGTTACGCGCTCATCAGTGGTGTGCGGCCAGGACAGGAGTACTCCCATCGAGAAATTGCGGCCGTCCTGATAACTGAACGTCTGGACAGTCAATACCGAAGGCGTAGCGAGGGGTCCAGTGGTCAGCAATGACGATGGAGGAAGTTCGAGGTCAAGGCCTTCATAGACTCGCGCATATTTAAGCGGATCATGGAAAAGAGCCTGGATTTCGAAGCCACCGTCTTTGGTTGGTTTGTTTGACAAGCAACGAAACTGCCTGGGCGTGCAGTTGGAAGCTGACAATATCCAGATGGCTCCAGGTTCAGGGGCAAAATCCAAAGCGGCCGACAAGGTAAGCCCCGATTGTTTCCCGGCTGGAGAGCTTACTGTTTTTTCAGAGATTGTCTTTTCAGGCATGACGCAAGAGAGCGTGTAGCTCTCCCCGGTCTGGATATCCACCGGAGCATCGAGGGGAACCCATGTTGTGGTCGGCACGACCGAATGTGGTACCGAGGAAGTGAGAACCGGCCTCGTGAAATAATTACGCTGCTCAATCTGACCGTTCCAGAGGTAGGCTCCGGATGTGCCGTTCCCGATATAGGTCGTTGCTCCAGACTCAGCAAGCAAACCCGCTACCGTAAGACTTGTTACTCCAGCGCCGACATTTGCTGCTGCGGTTACCCGGAAATACCCCTGGTTTGAAGGAACTATCTGGAAAGCACCAGGGAGAATTGAAGTCCCCGACGACGACCAGGAGACGAATTTGCAGGTTGTGAGATCAAACAGAGCCTGAACATGATCAGACCCATTGGCATCGGATAGCCAGACAGCAAACTGTGTGCGTCCATTTGGTTTGACATGAAAAGTAGTGGCATAATCGAGTGAACATGCCGATTTCGTTATGGTCTGTACGACTCCATGAGCCTCGTTATTACTCGACTCAACGAGTTTATCGGCTTTATCTGAAAAAGGGTCGTTTGCCGCAAAAGGTCCGTCGTCGTTATTGGAAACAATCGAGGCCCCGCCCCTTGACCATGGGGAAACGTCAAATCGGTTGCTCCAGGTAAGCATATTCTGGGGTGCCGTGAACCCCCCTGATACTCGGCCACCGTATCGCACTCCGGCATATGCCGGATCTGCGACATCGATAATATTTCCGGGCACGCAATCGGCAAATTCCCATCCACCAGTAAAGGCCAGCGTCTCTGGCTGACTTTTCTCGGAATCCAGCATCCATTTTCCAAGGCGGCGAGCTTGCGATCTTCGGTAACATCCGACCGCAAGCACATCTTTCTTAATCCATCCATATTTCAGGATTAATTCGGCATCTTCTACAACCTCGATCGCCGCTTTGCAACTGTCGTTCGGGTCATTCCAGGTAACCAGTACCGACGAGCACCGTGCGGATAGACCTGTCCCGGAATAATTGAACTGACCGTCAATCACATTCGCTGGAACTGCAAGGTGTGATGGGTCTTTAGGGGCATCTTGCGCCAGCGTCACCCATCCAGCCGACCACAACGGCATGGAAAGAAAAGTAGACGCAAGAGCGTTCAAGACGTGCAGGGCTTCTTCCTGAGTCTGGATGTACAGGGTACAAACAAACCGGGGTTCCGTTCCTCCGTGGCCGTCGTCAACCAGGTCATCACAATATTGAGCGATAGTATACAGGACCCATTTGTCAATTCGGTCTGCGGTGATTTTTCTCCCCAGACCGTACCGTGCATTAGTGCATAGGTCGTAAAAAATCCAGGCTGGATTGTCGGTCCATCCGAGGACAAAAGTACCGTCCCACACGCCGGTATATGCTCTGGTCGCCGGATCATAGTTGCTCGGGATGGAAATTTCGTCCATGCCGTAAACATCGAAGCTGAAAGTGGGTACCTTCGAACCGAACTGCTTGGCATCGATGGCTATTCCAATGGCTGCGATATCGGGCATGGTGAATCGGGTATTAAGAACCGTGGCGTAACTCGCCCATGTGATTTCATTGCTGACATTTGAGCCAGAAGGATCGGCGGTGACGCGTTCGATTTTTATGTCCCAGGGTCCGTCACCATATAGCGTTTTAAAATTATCGATCAGGATGCTTCTTTGATATGCCTGATTCGTTTTGCCCTTGATATTGACCTGAGTGGCCAATATGAAAGACCCGCCGTAAGGTTTAACGTAAATATTTAGATTTACTTCCGACCCGACGATGGACCCGTCCGATTTATTCATTTTCTCAAACTGAGAACATGAAAGTGTAATCCTGATATCATCGAAATCTCCGGAGGCAATTGTCCGAGTAACTGGCCCAATATCTTGAGTCACTGCAATGCCTACGGTTACTTCCGCCTCCACATCATCAAAAGGGATGGGATCCTGATCGTGGTCGCCGGTCCTCTCCCACCAGGCGACACCCTCGAAATTGTAGTTTCCATCGCTATTCAAAAGGGCCGTATCGTCAATGAATATGGACTCCGCACCTTTCACGAGTCCCCCGATAGACCCTTCTCCGAGCACATGCACCATTTGCGCGAGTGCGGTGCATTTGAGATTATTAGGTTGTTCCGTGGCGGACCCAGAGGACCCGCTTGCGGCTTTCCCCCCGCCAGAACCGGATATATCAACAATGGGATTTTTAGACATCAGGTATGCACCACGGTGATTGTGTGATCAGCTTGGACGTTCGTAAAAGTGTAGCTGGTGATTTTACCTTGGCTCACTCCATCAACCATGACTCTTGTAAGCGCTGTCCCAGCACCGACTGTTTTCTTGATTTTGAAAGTGATACCACTGCCCTTGAGCGCCTGTACATTGCCGGAGGGTTTGATCCAATTCGTAGGCGTTGCGACAATTGTATTCGCAAGCGCATCCGGGAGTACTGCTTTGCCGTCAAATACCCGGACTCCACCAGAAACAACGGTGGACCCAATGCGGCCCGGTCCGCCATAAAACAGTGGAACCGCGCCGCCCTGCTCTGTACGATTGACGGCTCCGTCGAACAGAAAAGAGACCTTTTTATCCCTGGACGTGTAATCAGAAACTGTCGGTGTGGGCGTCAGGAGCTGGCTGATTCCTCCAAGAGCAAGGGCTGCACCGAATAAAGCGATCTGCCCGAATGAAACAGAGATTCCGGCGACGCCGAAAGCCGTTCCTCCGAGCGATGCCCCTAATGATGCTGCGGCCGGCGCGAACCAAACAGCGGCGGCGATAATGGCTATTCCCAGAACCAATGTTATTATGCCTTTGCTGGACTTTCCGCCCTCGACAACCGGCACGATATGAATGGGTTTCCCGCCGATTCCCATGGTGATTTGCTCAGTATAGAGTTGCTCTCCGCTATCGAAATCGCCCCGGATGATTTGGAATTTTCCCGGCCGGATAGCCTGGTAGAATCCCCGGTAATTTGCCTCAAGTGCACGAGCGGCTTCGGCGGGGGAGAAAATATCGAAGCGGTGATGATGTCCGAACTTCTCTGACAAACTGCCATGGAGGTAAACGTCGGTCATCATTTGAGTGCAGCCTCCCATACAATTTCCATATTCTCCGCTGGCTCGAAATCCTTATGCCGGAAGAATCTGGATCGCGGTCGCCTTAGCCATTTATCACCAGGTTCGCGCAAGCTCAATTTCCCTGGTTTATGGTGTAGCACCAACCCCATGCCTAGGTACAGGCCGCAATGGTTCTCAACGTCCCCTTTTATTTTCGTGAGGACGCAATCACCGATGCGCTCGATTTTGTCTATCTCTCGGAACCCCATGCCATAGAAATTGTCAGCAAGGACGTTCTCACCCTCTTTTTCCCACCAAAGAGGCTCACGGGGGAACACCGGCAACTCGACATGAGAGTTCAGGAGGAACCAATCCCGAACGAGCGAATAGCAGTCATGCACACCCATCCTGAAGGACCGCGCAAGAAGCGGTGCCATCGGCACCTGATCGCCGAAGAAAAAAGGCTCCAGCGGGCCGGAAGGATTGACCGTTACTATTCCCCAGGGTACCGCTGTCGCGATCTGGCTTTCCATGTCATGTTTCGTCGGACAGTCCGGACCATTCGGGTGAGAGTGGATAACCGCCTGGACGCCGGTCGTGACGAGAGTTCTGGTGTATGCCTCGGTGTTGATTCGGAAATGTTCCTCCGGGTTCTCGTCTGTATTCTCGAATTCGAGATACTTGTCGGCGGATACCACCCCGCAGGATTCGCTCGGATATTCGCGGACAGCATGGGTTTTGATGGCTTGGATTATTTCAGGAGAGAACATAGTTTTTCCTTACTTGCATTTTCTCCTTTCCATTATAATATTGATATCGGAGCGAAAGGAGAATGACGATGACTGAATTTGGGCTAATAAAAAGGATGTGGGATATTCCCAAAGACAGGGATATGGAGCCGAATGGTCCTCCACCCGGAGCTAATCATTCCGAAGATTATCCTACGGTTCAAGAGATGCGGATCATCGGCATAAACATCCCGTTCACGGATATGGTATGGCTTTTGGTAAAGTTTGCGCTGGCGCTGGTGCCCGCGATAGTGGTAACCACAATTATCTACTATGTCTTCATCACGTCATTAGGCGCGATGTTCCTGCATAAATAGATCGAACATCACGAAACCCTCACTCTCGCAACTCCTGGAAAGGCCGTTGTCGGTAATGGCAACGGCGAAGGAAACCGTAATTCACAATCCTTCAGCCTCTTTCCACAGCGGTCCAGAGACTCAACGCATATCACCCCCAGAACATCCCAATACCCCGTGCCGACATAAGGGCAAGTCGCCGCGGTATAATCCCATGTCGTCCCGGTCCAGCGCCGGTAAGTATGCGTGCAAGCATCGCGGAGGATCTGCCGGCCTGGAATCTTCCTGCCCTCACAGTCCATGAGGCTTGTCATCTCCCACTCAACATAGAATTTATTCTGAGTGGTTTTGCGCTCGAGTTGGTAAACATCGAGCGGCCAGTGCTGAGTGCTGTCGGCGGCAGGCTGTCCGTCGAGGTATTTTTTAAGGGTCCTGGTAACCGTTACGAGGGACCCGAGCAGATCATCCCCATATTGGATGATAGCGGCGGATGTTGCGAGAAAAGCATTCCCCACCTTGATATGCGGGCGCGGAAGAGTCCCTTGGCCGGTCACTTCAAAACCGTCCGCCTCGATATCGATCGGAGTATAGGTGTGACCCTTCCAAACGACCGGAGTCGTCGTAAAGCAGGATTGCGTGAAATATTCGATACCGCCACCGAGGGTAGTCAGGTCCCAATCGAAAAGAACGATGAGGTCGCCGAGGTCAAGTTTTTGAGAGTCGTTTTGGATGGTCATGCGAGACGAAGCACCCCTTAAAATAGAAAAGCCCACTCATAAATCTGAGCAGACTTATTTCAGGATTTCTTGGAAATTTGAATTATGACTGGCTAATTTCTCAGTTCGTCCTTAAAGGTCCAAAAATAGGTGGGTTCTCCTTTTGGTCGTACCTTGACCTTTCCACTCCATTTGGAATCCATAACGAAAACCTGAGTACCTGGTTTTAAAACGCGGCACTGATGGCGATAAGCAAATTGCCATGCAGCATCGGTATCGTTTTGAAGGATAATTTCAACCAATTGATCAAATTCATAAGCCGTCCGACACACACCATACTGGCCTTTGGTGTAAACTGGCTTATCATAATCCACAAAATAGCTCTGCGGTATAAAGTGGGGTTGAAAATATCTTAATGCGTAATAACCGCAGATTCCGAAAACAACCACATAGGCCAAAATAACCAGTTTCATATGAGGTCGCATCGGACACCTCCCTAAATGGGTTTTTAGACAACTCCCAAACTCACCCCATTATGGGCATATCCATTCCCTCAGTCAAGATTTATGCGAGATCGTTTTCACGCTTAAAAGTGGCGGTCACTTTGCCGAGATCGCCCTCGGTAGGCTCATAATGCCATTTCGTGCAGGTCCAAATACCGATAGAGTGCCCCTTGGGAGTCCAATAGAATGCTTCGTGGCCGCCCTTCGCCCGAAAGAAAGCATCGAGTACGAGCGCATCTACTTCTTCCATCTCTGGCCAAACTACACTCCATGTTTCTCCGATGTAATTAATTCCATTGCCAATCCGCTGTGTATACTCGTCGCCAAAATCATTGCGGATTACTCGCGGTTCCATGTCGCCGGCGGTTGATTGGCACGGAGTGAAATCGGGGCATGTGTCCATCAGTTCAATCCTCGATTGAGCATTCCACCAGGACGCATCTGCTTCCGAATCGCTTCATTTGTCGCCGCCTCCTGCTGTATGGCAATGGTCCTCGCCAACGCCTCCATTTGTTTTTTGTCCATCTGGCCACCGCCTTGGCCCGATCCCTGCGTAGTCACGGAGATATTGTTTTGGACGACCAGCGAACCGCCACCGCCCAGCCGATTGTTCGGGATGATCGTGCCAGCCGATTTGGGGGCAAACAATTCAGGACCTTTCTCGCCAACTGGATATATATTCCCTGGATAGACGTCGCCTCCTCCAGCTTTCCCCGATGCGACATCAATGCCCGGAATATTGAGACTGAACTTTGAAATATCCATTGCTCCGCCGGTAGACCCCGTACTTGCCCCTATACCCAGCATACTGAAAATTCCGCTCACCGCAGAATTGAGTGCAGCGGTATATGCCATTTTTAGGATATCTTTGACGATGGAATTTGCAAAATTGGAGAAATTCATTTTCCCGGTCATTGTAAAATCTGCGAGTGCCCCGGCAGCCGTGTCAATGGCATTTGGCAATGTATTCTTGAAAAGATTAATACCCTGGTCTGCTATTGTAGATAGAGAGTTCTTCCATTGACGAGCACCTTCATTCATGCCGTCAAATAAGGAACCATTTGCGCGGAGATTGGCTATTCGCTCTTGCTCGTCATGGTACTTTTTATATGCCTGTCCAAGTTCCGATACGCCATCTTTCCCCTTGCGCTCGGCTTCGATAAGTGCAATCTGCGCCTGGAGTTGTTGCTGCATGGTCCCGGTGAGTTCGGCATAGGTAACATTCACAGCGGCGATTGCCTGCGCGTCTTTATTATCGGCCATGAGACGTTTCAGGCTTTGCTCCTGCGGGATATAGGTATTGAGGATTCCGGTGCCTATGTCGCGGACGTCATTTAAATCTTTCTGCGCCTTTGCCTGAGCCTGTATTGCCGAAGCATCGCCCCCTGTCTTTGCAACTCTGGCCGTCATCTCGTCATACTTTGTTTGCGCCTCGGCTATCATCTTATTCACCTTGGCCGCGGTATCCGTCCCCCATTTGTCGATAGTAATGTATTCTGCCTTAAGAGTATCACCCTGCATTTTGGCGAGTTCTATCTGAATGTCGTCGAACATGTCGGAGAACATCTTTTTTACTTCAGCGAGTTTTGCGGCGATAGCGGCTGTGGAGCCGATCAAATCAGTACCAGATAGCGTTTTCCCCGCCCCTACGCCAAAAAGATCAGCAGGAGCGGATTTTCCACCTATCGGTGCGGGAGCTTCCGGTAATTTACCCGTTACATGGGTTCTACCCACCAAGGGTTCTCCGGTTTCAGGATTCATGTTCTTGAAAAAATCCCTCATCCCTTCCGAACCTTTTTTAGCAGCCTCAAAAGCCTGCCATGCGTTCTTCCAATCCTGCGTTATCGCCTCAAATGGGGATTTAAAATCCATATTAAGACTGTCTCGGATGGATTTTATGGCGGAGTCAATGCCGGCAAGAGCCGTCATAACTTTCAGAGGCCCCCACGATCCGGTAATTATGCGGAGAACAATTCCGGCCTCAACCGCGTCCCCCATCTGACCCGGCAGGGCGTTAACTGCCGACATCACTCCTATCAGACCCGATAACGCATCTGAAAACGCCTTTGCGGCAGCCGGACCCTTGCTGGCAAGAGATTCCACCAATTGCTGCATTACCGGCAGAAGATTTTCCCCTATCTGGTGATATATCCCCTCCATGGCGATTCCCAAGGCGTTTATCTCGATTTTATAATTTCTTGCGGCTGCAACGCCATTCTCATCCATTTCCAAATGATATTGCCTCGCAAGCGTCCTGGCCCGCTCCATGATATCGGAATTCAACTTCTGGAAGTCAGTCATCTCTTTCGCGCCCTTACCAAATAGGGCCATGGAAACGATATCTTGGTCGATACCGACCTTGTATTGTTTCGTAACATCAATGGCATTCTGGAAAACCTGCTGGCCGGAAAGCATCTCACCATTGGCACCCTTGTATGCTACCTTCAGCTCGTCCAAAACCTCCGGGTGAGTGCGCATGGTCCGCACCAGCTTAAACATAGCCGTTTCAGCATCGTCGGAGGTTTTCCCGATCAAACGGAGAGCTACATTGTAATCCGAGGCATCCTGAGTGCTTGTACCCATTACTTTCGAAAGATTATTTACTTCAGATGCCCATTGAGTCGTAGTGGAGATGGACTTGGCGATAACGGCTCCGACACCGGCGGCTCCAAGGGACACCCCTAAAACAGTCCCGACCATTTCGGCGGCGGATTTTACAGAGGCAAAGGCATCCTCCATCTGTTTGGCGGATTTAGAGACAATGCCGACCGCATTGTTCATGTCCGTTTGCAGACGGGCAACGTTGGCCCCGATGTCTATCATCATGCTGCCGATTGAAGCCATGCTCGACTATTCCTTTTTCCCGAATGCCTTTTTCAGCCGTTCGTTGAGATCGCCCTTTTTCTTTTCCGGATCGTATTTCTCATTTTCAATTTGGAAGTACGCTTGCCACTCTGAAATCTCAACGCTGTCCATATTCCGAAGAAGTTGCCGCACCGTCATTTTGAGTTCCCGAGCCAGAGACAAAAGAAAATAGCGTTCTGGCCGGGACCTTAGTTTTTTTCAAGGGCCTCCTGAGCCTCCTTCGATAATCCATTGATTCGTTGAGCGGTTATGAATAAACGAGTTATGACAATTGAGGATTTCTTGCCAAGCGTTTCGATGTCACTTTCAGAAAAAATGGGAACCCCGCTTTCATCGACAATGGTTTTCGCAAGGAGCTTAGCTCGGAAGTTCTTCCTGTCAACAACGACCTTCCCCCTCACTTCCTGGTAAATGGAGGCGTCCCACTCGTCCCGTTCCTCGGCGGTCATGCAACGCACTTTAACTTCAGCCCCTTCGCCCCATTCGGGGACCGCTATATTTTCCGATGCCAAGTCATCGGCAGCCAAAATCGCATCTCTGTTCAACAGACTCATAAATCCTCCGTATCGGTTAGCTCCAGGTGACTTCACCTGTGATTTCCAGGTCTATCTTGACCGCTATCTTGGCATCTACGCCGCCAGAGATTGGGAAACTGAGGCAATAGGCGCTGAAGGTCAAAACTGAGGCCGGCGTATCGGTGAGGGTAACGCGATAGCTCTTTAGGGTCCTGGCATCCCTGGAAGCCTTCGCCGCGAGTTGCCCGACATCACTCGGCACCAGGTTCAGGGTAAGGGACATCTTCCCTTCATCGGGCAACCCAATGCGCTTTTCTTTTCTGGTGGATTTCAGGTGGGTAATATCGATTATGCTGGCCGTCCCACTTCCCGGCCCGTCGAACGTTACCAGCTCACCGATATCGCTAAAGGTCACGGGAGTAAGTGTCCCATTGGCCGCTGTCAAAACTTTTCCGGTTGTATCGATATCCAGTGCTAGGGTATTCGTCCCGGCAAACATGACAACCGCTGTCTTCCCATTCATGTACGCCGCATCTGTCCCGGCAAAGGCAGAAAGCGTCACCACATCGCCATTATCCAGACCATGCGATGCCTTCGTGATGATCGTCGGGTATCCCGCCGTTGCCGTAACGGTCGTAACCGCTGATCCTGATCCAGTTTCAATTGCAAGAGTCACACCTTGGGTTTCAAGTGCTCCACTCATCTTCTTTTATCCTTTCTGATTCCAGATTGAAAAATCAAGTGATACGCCATAGACCTGTAATTCTATATCAAATGGCATGTCTTCCTCGTTCCAGCACGTGCTTTTAAAAGTCGTGGCCCCATTCATCGCAAGTTTTACCGCATCGGATACCGCTTTTGCTCCGAGATATGTAGTTGCCATGCAATCAATCTGGAAAATGGGATTCTCAAGCCCGCTGAATCCCGAAAGTGAGTTAACGAAATGCCCGGCTGGAGTCCTGAAATAAACGATGTGCGGATAGGTGGGGGGCTCATCCGCCATTACCGGAAATATTCTGGAACTTACAAGCGCCGAGACCCCTGTATTGTTCTTGAGCAGAGTCAATATCTTGGGCTCGATGGCGCTCATTGGTTGGCTATCTCCGTATTAACACCTATGCTCAATTTCATGCGCATGGCTTCGATTACCTGATCCGTGGTTGCCTGGAATGAGGGCAACAACCAAGGTTTAGGTCGGGTTCCCGGATGATGGACAAGAGCACCTAAATGCCCGTCTTTCCCGAGTGCTTTTGCCTTTTTCGGCCTTATGATATGCGGACCTGTCCCAAATTCAAGAAAGCGACCGATATGCCCCCGCAGACCTGCAACATATTTATTTTCTTTCAGACCCACGCGATAGATCACGGTTCCCGGCTTCACCCCGCTCCTCGCCCGGAAAATTCGTACCATCTTAGATGTTGCCCCGGTTCTTTTCGCTATTTCGGAACGCGCTTCAGTTCGGACAATGACGGCACCAGCATAAACGGATCGAGCGAGAATTCTTTTCTCGATCTTGGCTGGCAAATCTCGCATCTGTTTTTCGAGTTCGGCAAATCCCTGGACCTTGAATTCGATCATAGTTTTCTCAAAATCAGCGAAATTAAGAATACGAACCCAATCCATACCAGCCAGAACCACCAATAATTTATCAACAACTCCCCTTGAGTCATATGGATGAAATCATAAATCATGATAGATTGGTAACTTCACCCTTGATCCCACAACCCATGACTTTTGCGCCCAATCGAAAGAGTTGAGTCCCGATCCACATACGGAGTTTGAATTCTTTGGTAACTGTAATTTTGACATCCAAAGTTATTTGGTTATCCAGCTTTCTAAGCGGAACGCCTATTGTCGTATTCATACAATGATTTCCTTCACCATGATAATCATTTCTACATGGCGTTCGTTTACGTCCATCACGGTCAAAATATTGAAATACCGGCCATTGAAAAGCACCCGCATTTTCGGGGTTACACCGGCCAGATACCGAATGCGAATTTTCCCCGATACCTCAGCCTGTAATTGCCTTGATGCGAGGTACTCTCGGCCGATAAGAGGCGTGATACAGGCCCATACCGTTGCATAGGTCGACCAGGTTGGAACTATCTGTCCGGCTGCGTCTTGAGAATCGGTGGAGGTTTGGATTGCGATACGGTCTTTGAGATCATTGGGGGAGAGGTTCATTGAAGCCATTAACATCCCCACCATCGATAGTTTATGACTAAATTAGTAATCGTGTCCTCAACCACCTTTTCAACTGCCGGATCGGGAATTCTATTCCAGTATCGATTCGTAATATGCAGAAGCATCGCCAGTCGGATATTCTCCGGCAAACTCGCCCAGGTTGCGCCGTACCCGCAGGTGAATTCAATCTCGATCGGATTCACATCTTCAAGCGTTATGCTCGGCCATGAAGCGTCCGAATCGAGAACAATCCGGCACTTATCCGGGTCCACAAAATCTGTTGAATAATTCGAGCTATCGAACGTGGCCGCCGCTTCCCCGTATTCGGTATATTTAACCGCGACCACGGACGCAACACGCGGCTTGCCGAGTATGATTTCCCGATACGGCCACGTATCATGATACTGATACCAACTCTGCGTAATCAGTGGGCCGCACAGGTTCTCAACGTACTCGCGTGCCGCCACGATCAGCGAATTGAGGTGAGCTCCCTCATAGATTTCCCGGACTTTGTTACTTGCAGTGAGCGCCGTTGCAGCCGCCGCCTTGAAGGTATCTCCGATAGCGCATCCGGTATAAAAGGCGTTCGCCGCGGTCGAGGTGATGAGATACCAGGTCCCGATGGTAAGAGTCCCGGTTGCGAGTTCGGGAGAGGTAATGTCGAGACGGAGTTGCGTCAAAACTTGCGCGAGTGTAACGGGTTCGGATGCTGGCGGCGTTTTCAGCTTCAGCTTCATGGTTACCGCCACATGAACAGGCGAAGGGTTGCGACCGCCGAATGGACCGAATTACCCGCGACCTTGATCGTAAGTGCCCGACCGTCATACGGGAAAACATCTTCTTTTCCGTTTACCTGTGGCCGTCGGCGCTCACGTAATGTCGCGCTCAAATCTTTCAGCGCGTCCTCGAAAATGTCACCTGCAGCATCCTCGATCGATATGTCGTAGTCCGCAGTGGGTCCGGCCGAACCAGGGATTATCTCAGCCATGTAAAACGATTTCCCGGAAAGCCAATACCGTTCCTCGGCACTCAGAACCAAATCGGGAACGGAACCATCATCAGCCGAACCCGTGAACGTCCACTCAATTGACTTGAACGGGCTGAATTCCTGTGCGGCGACTTCATTGTATGTTGGAGCGCTCCACGATCCGAGTGCGGGCATTTGCTATCCCTCCATTATCCTAATCGTTATGCTGCTTTGCAGACCGAAATATCAAAGTTCCTATCAAGGACGAGCACCTTGTTGTTAGGGAAAACCCCTCGCGCATATTCTTCGATCCTGGCAATTACTTCCCGTGAGGGAATCGCATCTGCTTTCAATATGACGACATCTCCAGGCTTTAATTCCATAGATGCTATTTCCAATTTTGAAATTTCCATTTTTCCTGCTCCAAAAGAAAAGGCCGAGGATTGCTCCCCGGCCATAGTCTGTAACTGTGACATTCAAAGAATTATTTTACGGATTTGCAGCCGTGATACCAGCAATATTGAAGTTACCGGCCCAGTCATCTCCGGAGGTTCCAACCTTATAGAGGGAGTTGGTATACGCCCCGCCAAGGTAGTTTCCATGGACCTTATTCCCGTAGGAGGAGGTCCCGGATAGGTCGATCCCAAGAGTACATACGGCCGCGCCTGCCCCGGCAGCGTTGATGCCGTTGATGCAGATGTGGTTTCCCTCCAGGAGGCACACCCGGCCATTGATATTGATTGCCGTGACACAGGAATTGAAAATATTTCTGAGGATTTTCCAGGCAGAATATGAAAGGCCCCCGGCTTCGACACCCAGAATGGCGGCGCCGTATGTCGCTGTGTTCAGATAGATGAATTCGCAGTCCGAAATCTCAACATTGTCCGAATTACATACTGGAGAATAAATCGCATAATAAGAACCCGTTTTGCCTTGGAACCTGCACCGTCGAATCACGGTATAGTGCGCCCCTCCAAGCAGGATAGCTGCCGGGATCCCGGAACCGAATACAGGAGGATTAAACCTGATATTCTCCACCAGAACGTCAGTTGCGTTGATCGTAAGGCACACCGCATCGGCGGCGGCGGTCCATTGCGACTCATGGGGACCCGTTCCGGTCCCAATAATCGAAAGCCCCGTTTGAGCAGCCGCGATGGTCACGGCTTCACTGAATGAACCGAAGATAAAAATAACGTCCCCGGCAACGGCCAAAGCAACTGCGGCAGCAATGGTCAAAAGAGGGGAAGCCCACGATAAGCCGTCGTTTGTGTCTATTCCGTTCACTGAATCCACATAATAGACGGTTTTGCGGGGCGTAATCAGGCTGATTTGTCCGCCAGGCTCTACCCTTATGGCTCCGCCACTGGAGACTACGAGAGTATCTCCACCCGGCTCTCTGTAAATTTTGGTTTGATATGTCCGATCTGTAGCCATTTCTACTCCTTTGTTTCGAGGACGGGGCCTCTAGTGCTATGCACTTTGGAGGTTGGAGGAAAGAAAAGGGCCGGAACCAACCCGGCCCACTTACATTCAAGAGTTAGTCGGGGATTGCCACTTCGTTCGGGTATCCCTTTACAACCATGATGCAGATCGGTGTTGCCGAGCCGTGCGTCCCCGAAAAGTCGGCCAAGATCTTAATGTAGCGTTTTCGCCCGATGTATCCGAACTCGGTAATGGTTGCCGCGGCATGCGCGGCCACGAGGGATTTCACAATTCCGGTAACGCCCGGAGTAACGCCGTGAACATCGGCGGCCGCAACTGCGGCATAATCCGCGCCGCTGGTATCGGTATGGGTCATTACAAATTCGATTTTATTGGTGGGGTCGAAAGTGATCCCTCCAATCCCCACGGCAATCAGGATTGTTGCTCCCGAATATCCGTCCAGGTCAATTTCAACCGGAACGTTATCGGCCTGCAACGATATCGGCCCCAGGATAAGGGTGGCTTCCAAAATATCGGATTGGTCTTTGAGCATTTGCGTTCTCCTTAAAAAAGGAAAAGCCCCTACGAGCGGGGCCGGTTATCAGTTTTATTTACTTAATCTTCGGGTTACGTGGCGCTGTTTTGGTAATATCTGACTGCGTCACCGTTGGCCGCAATCAGATTCCCGTCATGCCGACTGAGCGATAGAAATCCAACCTGCGCCCGCTTGGTATAAGCGGAATCGGTCATCCGGAAAAGCATGATGCCGGATACGTCACGGATCACATAGTAGTCGAACCGTCCAAAGAGGATTGACTTGGCGCTCGCGGCCATCGAGGGAACGTCCTGGTTGATGACATACTCATATGTGTTGACCGTGTTGGGGTCTTTGCTCTCAACACCGGCCAACCAGAGCGGGCGCCCCATCCCGTCTTTCATCTTTTTGATGTTGCGGAGCGTGGTGTCGTTGAACATGTACTTACAGGTCCCCGACTGACGGTAAGCGGGATCGACGGAATGTTCCAGGTCGATCAGATCGTCCCATTTGCAAGATGTGCTCTGCCCGGTAGCTCCAGCTTTCCCCAGCGTAGATGCCGTGATGATACCGCGAGGCTTCGCATTACCATCCGCCGTGGTGAAATGCTGATTGGTTATCCTGCCGATGCGCATTCCGAGGCGGTCGATAATGTGCGCCTCGATGGGATACGCGGAATCCTGAAGGAGCTGGAAGGGGACCGGAACGGCCTTCGAGGAATACATGTACGCCCCGATATTGACCTGACCGAACTTGATATCATCGTCATCGTTTACGAGCGCGTTTTCTCCGACAATTTCCCCGGTTTCCCCCGTGGGGTCAGTCGTCGGCCATGGAATACCATTCCCGTTGCTGGTGGACATGATCTGCGCTCCGCTTTGACGCATACCGCCGTATGCCTTCATAGCCACAAGCAGACGATCACCAACCAGATCGGGAGCCAGAAATCCACCTTCTGTTGGAATGGTTACGCCGAGATTTTGCACGAACCTGCTTGTTCGCTGGTTGAGTGCCTGTGCCTGCTCGGGACTCAAAGCATTATGCCCCCCGCGAAGCCACGCAACCATAATCGCCGTTTCCTGTGCCGCGATGTTCTGAACTTCATCGACAGAAATTCCACGTTCATCTGCACGCTTCACCAGGTTGGAGAGATTAGCCGCCTCAACATCAAGCACCTTCTGGTAACGTTCGATCCCCTGATCAAGCCGATCTATCTCGGCTACCAGGTTGTTGTACTGAGTGTCAATTTCCGGGGTCCACAGATCTCCAGTTTTGGTGTCAACCAGATTCCGAAGCTCTTTGGCCTTGGCCCTGCGCTCATCGCGCATCTCATTAATTCCAGCCATCTTTTTAATCCTCCAAAATGGGAAAGGCCCACCATTACGGCAAGCCTTTCGGGAAAGGTTGTGAGCACAAGGCTCGATTTATGTTGCTATCCCAATGCCTCTATGAGCTTCAGACGGCGCTCGATGCGCTCTCTGTCATAGTTCTTGACTGGTGTTCCCGCTTTATTATCAGGCGTCGCGGTTTCGGGGGTAATTGGTTCCGATTCTTGTTCCGGTTCTGTAACGGGTACGCTTAATTCGGTGATCTCATCGATAAACCCGGCATCCGCCGCTTCCTGAGCCGTAAACCACGTCTCTGCATCCATCCAGGCACGCACCGTTCCCATTGTTGCCCCGCACTTGGCTACATATTTCCCGGCGATAGTTGAATCTATTTTTTCCATCAACGCTGCTTGAGCCAGGAGTACATCTTTATTTCCACAACAATACACCATTGCATTGTGCACCATCATGAATGCTCCGCTGGATGAACACACCTTATCAGCGGAAGCCATGAAAAAGGTCGCGGCGGAAGCGCAAAGACCATCATTGTGGACGATTACCTGTATGCCTGACTGGCGTAAACGGTCCAACCCGGCCGTCATGGCCTCGGCTTCAGCCACATATCCTCCAGGAGAGTTCATACGCACATTGAGCTTTGGAGTCATCACGGCGTCTACTGTCCTGACAAAATCTTCACTCGAAATCCCGCCGAACCAGGGATCATACCCAATCACATCATATAAATAGATCGTGGATTCTCCATTTTTTACAATGGTTTCCATCTGAGCTTTAGGCCGTTCAGCCTGGACTACAAGGGCGCGTGATTTATTCCATTTGCTCCATGCCGCTTGCGATATACCCATCCGAGCCAATCGATCTTTTATCATTTCGGTTACTCCTTATGTTGTCGATGCCGGCGGCTTCGTCGCGGCTATAGTCTCAGTTATTCTTATTGCTCGTTGCAACTTATCGCTTTCGGGATCTGCATCAGGCGGCAATTTAAGATCGGATCGAACCTCGTTTTGAGTCATGAAACCCGGTTCCTGCATATTCCCAAGGGCGATCTTGTAGAATTCGGAAATCGCCTTTGTATCTCCGCGCATCAGTTCCGACTCATCGAATTGAGCCTTTATGCTACTGTAATCTCCGAATAATTTCGTGTTTAGTTCCTGCTCAATGTCCGTAAAGTGATCGTTGAGTGTGAACATGACGAACCAGCGCCCAACCTGCTCCACGCCGGTTCCCCAACTCGAGGTCTTTTCTGTCTCCCCAATCATCACGGGCGGAACCCCAAAGAATCGGCAAATATCAATCACGGAATACTGGCGGCTCTCAAGGAGTTGAGCATCACGCGCAGACATAGAGACGGGCTTGACATCGCCGCCATCAACAACGACCAAAGGCATGTGGGCATTTATTAAGCCAGCCTGCTTGCGTTGATAGTAATCTCTCAGTTTATCCTGTGCTTCTGGAGATAGGGGTTTCGGATAGGTCAACGCATATTGAAATTCGGAAGCATTGGAGAAAAAAAGAGCCCCGTTTTCTTCGGCTGCGAATGCCAATCCCACTGCCTGCGTAGCGGCCCGGATTGTTGAAAGTCCGCGCCTTCGGTCCCATCCCATGTTGGGGAAATGAAGCATGTCCTCTTGAGGAAGTACCGAAAAAGTCCCATTGTCCCAGGTGACAAAATAGAATAAATGTTCGGGTTCGACGTTCAGCACCTTATCGAATCCCGACATCCCGAGCTGCCACGCCTGATAGGGGACGACTCTTGCGGGATGCAAAGGAATGAGACGGTAAGGCACGGCGAACCTGTCTCGTATAATTGCCGCATACCCATTGCCGGAAAGGAGCTTGTGTTGAATAACGAATTTCCAGAACACACTTGCCGAGATTGCTGGGATAGGTCTTTTACTGAGCATTCGTATGAATTTGTGGTCCAGGATCGGCCTTGATACGATCCGATCATTTGCAATCGTTTCCTCGAAAATTCCCAAGGGGGATGAGGATATGCAGGAGGAAATCAGGCGCACGCAAGCATACACGGCAGAACATTGAAGAGAATTATCAGCACTGACGACAGGTCCGGCAACACTGCCCGACGGTCCCCCGAAAAAATCAGACCATTCCTGAATGTCGGAAAGTTTGCGTTGCTGTGTGGCCATGTTTTTTGGCGAGAGTTTACCCCACCATGATTTCAGCCTGTCAAACATTATAACTCCACAAAACCTTGGGTGATTTGTCCGCCATCGTCCTTGGGAGGCCTCGACTTCGCCAAGCCAACTCCCATGGCAAGCGCCACGATCCCGTCAATTCTTGAAATTGACTTCGCCTTGTCGAATATCTTATTGTCCGTCCCTGCCGGGTCCTGCCGAATAACCACCGACGAAGCATTCCACCTGAGAACCGGGTTCAGACATACCCGAATGCGACCCTCAACTATTGCGTTCTCGAGTTCCTGAACACTCGACGGCATCCACAAAGGATTGTCGACAGGCTTTCCGTTATCGTCTTTCGGCGGTTCCGATGTTGCGTTCCAATTGAGTTTTCCAACGCGCCTGAAACCCTGTGGATGCTCAATCATAGGTAGTTCTATGCCAAGGTCGACCATGTTGCTCGATAGTTCTTTGTGCCTGTACCGGTCGTAAGCGATCCCTGCGAGTTGCACATGGTCGGATACTTCAGCCATACGTTGAGCAATTGGGGCGAGTTTAATTACGACTCCCTCGGTAAGCCTGAGATGTCCATTTTTGGCCCATAGGTCGTAAGGGACCCGATCTTTTTTGATGGCTTCCTGAAGTCCTATTGTCGGCTTCCAGAAATCGACGAAGGCATCCCAGGATTCCGGTCCTGTCGGAAACACCCATGCACAGGCTGATAAGTCCGAAGTGTATGACATATCTAGGCCGCCGTAGCAGAGTTCGCCCTGGTAATCTTCCCATTTCAGGTCATGCTCAACTGCAAGCCACCGGGCGGAACCCACCCATGTCACCGCGGCATCGGTCCACTGACAGAAATTGAGGCGCCGGACAAGTGCTTCTTTTGACGGCATGCCCTTTGCCTCGTTTACCTGTTCACGGACATATTCAGGCTGGATGCTCACACCTAAAAGGGGATTGGCCTTGATCCAGCATGACTCGTCCTCGAAAGGATCGTCTTCTTCATCAAGTGCGCACACGTAAGAGAAAAAAGCGTCGTTTTGCTCAAGTCCTGCGGCAACCTTGACCGCATATTCATGTTCCGACCAGCAAACAGAATGCTTATCGAACCCGCTATTCGTAATTTCAAATATGAGTGCCTGGCGGTTGCCCTTAGTGCCGGCGCGGAGCATTTCAATTACTGAGTTGTCCGGATGCTCATGAACTTCATCAATGAGCGCACAGTACGGACGAATTCCCGACTTACCTTTTTTCTCAGATGAGATCGGCCGGAAAAAAGAAGCCGACTCCATGTGTGTGAGCTGCCACACAGGATTCTGTCCGGATGGAATCAGCCTGCGGTAGAGCGCCGGGGACCGCCGCCACATTTCCACCGCATCTCTGAATAGAATTGCTGCCTGATCTTTGTCGGTTGCGGCCGAGTACACTTCAGCCCGGATTTTTTTCGTGGCCAAAAACATATAATGGCCGACTCCGGCCGCCATGGGAGATTTACCTGATCCCTTGCCTTCCTCGATGTATGCTCGGCGAAAGCGCCTGAGTCCCTGCTTATTTTTCCAGCCAAAAAGGGAACCAACGATAAAACATTGCGACGGTTCAAGGATAAACGGAACCGCCTCACAGACTGATTCTCCGTCTTCGTCCGTGTATTCGATCTCGACTGTGAGTACGTCTTTGAAGAACCCAATTACCCGGTTGACTTCGGCGACATCCCAAGAAAGGCCGCGATCTAATCCTATTTCAAGATCGGTTAAATGTCGCTTACATGCGTCCCGGACGTGAGGACCGGCGATTATGCGGCTATAGGTTACGTCGAGTGCGTATTGAGTCGCAGGATCACTTTGCAAAATAGGACTCTGCCTTGTCCTGGCTTGAGTTATCCTTGTCGACGGAAATGCGGGAACGAGATGATGGAGTCATGCCAAATTCGATAAGGAATTTATGAACCAGCTTCATCGCCGTGTTTGCAATGCCGACAAGGGGAGACTGAATAATGTTCCCGTCCTTTGTCTTGACGATCAAACCACTTTTCTTAATTCCCTTCTCAGCCTCGACCCACCGGGCATAGGCTTGGCAGTATGCCGCCAACGCTACCCGGTCAATGTTTGTGAGAAGTCCGAGCACAGACAACTCTTTTGATATTCTTCTCCATTCGCCGCGTGCCGTAGGATCAAGATGTGCAGGGCAGGATGGTGTTTTATCATCTGGCTTCGGCTCTTTTTTATTGATCGGTCGTCTCCCAGGATTCCCGGTAACGATTTTAAGATTGCTCGGTTTTGGTTTTCGGCCTCTCATAGCAGTTCCGCTTTCTTCCCGGTGAATTCTTCCCACCGTTTAACTATGACATCACAATACTTCGGTTCGATCTCGATGCCGTAGCAGGACCGGCCGGTCATCTCAGCCGCGATTAGAGTTGTTCCGCTTCCAAGGAAAGGATCGTAAACCGCCTGGCCGGGAGAGGAATTATTCTCAATTGGACGCTTCATACATTCGACGGGCTTCTGTGTGCTATGCCCCGTTTCGGATTTCTGAGGCTTATCAATCTGCCAGAGTGTTGTTTGCTTGTGCCCTCCGATCCAGTGCCCCGTTCCATTCTTACGGACTGCATACCAGCATGTTTCATGCTGTGAATGATAATGCCCTCGACCGATTACAAGCTGTCCCTTGGCCCATACAATTAGATTACGAACAGCAAACCCACTATCAACCAATTGTCTTCCCATATCTAAAAGTTGGCGTTCTCCGTGCCAGATATAAGCCACCTCTCCAGGGAACAAGGACCATGTTTCGCGCCAATCTGATTTGGAATCGTTTTGGACTGCCCCCAGAGCCGTATCTTTCCTGTTCCCCATTGACTTACAATGCTTTGCCGCTTCATCTCTCCACCCCGCATCATATTCAACCCCGTAAGGAGGATCAGTCACCATAAGAAGCGGCTTAACGGTTCCAAGCAGTTTTGAAACATCATCTGCCTTCGTGCTATCCCCGCAAAGAAGGCGATGATTTCCAAGTACCCAGAGATCACCCGGCTTGCTTATCGGTTCTTCCGGAGGTTCCGGAATGCTATCGGGATCGGTGAGACCTTGACTGATTTCGCCGCGCATCAATTCTTCGATGCTGGCCGCCTCAAAGCCAGTCATCTCCAAATCGAAACCGAGGTCTTTCAGTTCTGAGAATTCTAGCCGGAGGAGGTCTTCGTCCCACTCAGCCCATGAGACTGATTTGTTTGCAAGGATGCGAAATGCCTTAACCTGTGCGTCGGTCAGATCGTCCGCCGCAGTAACCGGGACAACCTGCATTCCGAGCTTGAGCGCTGCCTTTAGCCTGAGATGACCGTCTATTACCGTGCCGTCTGATTTTGCAAGGATTGGAATCTTAAAACCGAACTCTCGAATGGCGGAAGCCATGCGGTCGACCTGGGCATCATTTTTTCTCGGATTGCGAGCATAAGGAATGAGACGACTGATTTCCCATTCCTCAATTTTGAGTTTCCCATTTGGCATACTGCATAACCCCTGGTGTTAATTCCGCGACGTTGCGTGCGTGTC